AAAATAATTTTTGACCGTACAAAATAATTTTTTACTGTACGAAAATAATTTTTTACCGTACAAATTTTTAAGGAGACTTATGAAAGATTTAATAAACGCGGCTAAGGTAATTAAACACATGTGCATTTGGGTTATAACCGGCTCTGCTTTGTACATAGCTATGTGGTTTGCACAATACGAGCAGTACATACAGTAATGGGTGCTTTAAGAACAATCAAATACACTTTGAGCGATGGGCAAGTTATCACAACGCGTGAGCTTGCCAATCAACTAGGTGTAACAGAGTCTGCGGCTCGCAACCGTTTAAATAGACACACAGACCCTAAGAAAGTTTTTGCTCCTTACAATCCTAGCAAGGGAGGAAAAGCTAGGAAATTAAATGCCAAGCAAGAAGAACAAAACAAGAAAGATAAAGAGCAAGCGTTATTGAAACTAGCTTTACAAAATATCTAAACATTTGTTTAATTAATCAGGTTTTAGATTTCTCTTCCTGTGACCGTTCCAAGCCATAAACCCACCTAGCCTTAGTGCGTAATAGGCTAGGTAATTAATTACTTTAAATCCATTTACGTCGATACATATATCCCTAAACAGTTCATCAGCTTCTTTTTGTGTCATCTTACCTGTATGACCTTTCTTGCCACCTAGGTTAAGTGACTCGTACTTATATATCCAATCGTGGACTAATCCACCTGAAAGCAGGACACCCATAGGACTGAGCCAAGAACGTGCAAATTTGGGTACACTAGCTCCGTCAAACACAAAGCCTTTAGGTATCTTATAATACTTTGGGTACTTGTTACCTTCATGTGTTATTGCAAACTTCCAGTCTTTAGTTATCTCCCACTTTCTCGTAGTTGCTATCCACAACCAAATACCACCAAAAAAACCTTTGCTTTTTGTTTCCATAGGCACAGGCTTCATATGTGGCATATCTTCATACGTTATCTTAATAGCCATAGTTTCTCCTTATTTCTTAGCTAATTGCGCTCCGAAGTAAAATTCTATAATCATGGTTGCCCATGAAAAAACCTCTTCTAGCTTCAATACTGCACCTGCTTGTACAGTTACATATTCAATTGTATCTCTTGTAAGTTGGAAACCCAAAACGGATATTCCTTCAACTATGTGAGGTACAACTGTTTCTATGTTCATTAGTGGTGGTGCAATTTGTGTAAATATTATTAATGCTAATATTACAAAAATTATTACCCTACGATTAAGTGCCGCCATTGGTGACTCTTTGTCAGCTCTATCTCTTGCCATGTTGATAGAGTCATTACGAGCCTGTAGTCCTTGCATCATTAGTTTCTGTTGCTCTTGTGCGGCATGTTGTTTAAGAGCAAACAATTTAGCAACAAAGCCAAGAGCTATCGGTGCTATGTTTGTAAGAAAACCAATCATACTAATTTAAGCAACAGTTCTCCTAGACCAAAATCTGTTGCAATCATTAAACCAAATCCAATCAATAAACCTTTGCCCATTGACATAAACTTTAGATTCATGTTTTTGATTTCTCTGACATCCTTGTACAAATCTATTATTTGTTTCTCATGTCTGTCTAATTGAGCTTGTTGTTTTGCTGTCATTAGTACCTCTTTACTGGTGGTTTTTTTCTTCCTCTTCTTGGCATAGTATCTCCTATGTTATCAGTTAGCTAGTGGATTGTCTAATGACTGCTGTATACGCTTCATTAGCTTTTCCTCTGTTTCATCAAGCTGTATGTCAAATTTATCAAGCTTGTTATCCATGTTTGTAATTCTAACGTCTACAGATTGTAACTTCTTGTCCAACCTACTTTCTAAATTATACTGGGAGTCTCTTAATCTTGAAAGGTCTTCTTTTAGCTCTACCTTTATTTCTTTAGCTACAGTCTCAACCCTCAGTACATCTGCTGATGTTTTAGCCATTTGTCCTGCAATAGCATCTAAGTCCAAATTTGCGATTCCTTCAACTTTTTGGTACATTAAGAACCCTCCATAGAGTGAACCTATTAAAGTTGATATAAGAGCAAATGCACCCACTAGCTGAGTGTATGTAAACCTCAGACTTCCTAGCTTTAAAGGTTTATCTACTAAACCTTCAATTTCTGCTACCTTGTCACCTAAATCAGTTGTCAAATCCGTCTCCTTGTTGCATAGATTTTAACAGTTCTATTTCTTGTCGCAACTTTTCAACCTCTAGCCTACGTCTCTGTAACTCAAGTTGATAGAGTGTGTTGCAGTTAATACGCTCATTTGGCGCATCAAGAGGTATAACGATTCTTGCGTAAACACCTATTTGTTTTGCTTCAGGGTTGTTTGGGTCTTCTTTGCCAATGATTGGTGTTACAGCGTTATTCACAATGCCAGTCATGCCAACATCAAATACTGTTGAACCACCTATGCTATTACTACAGTCTAGGTCACCTGCTTTGATACTGTCTGTACCAAAAGATGAGCCACCACTTGGCAGTTGTAGGTTTAAGGATGTGCTACTGTTAGCTATAACTTGTGTACTAAGCATTAGCAATAGCAGACATTTTATTTGAATTTTGAACATATCCTAGTAGCTAACAAAGTTTGACTCTCATCGTTACTCCTTAATTTAGATAAAGAACAGACATATCTAGCTTCTGTTATGTTACTTTCCCTAATGTATATATCAATCTTAACTTCTTGCAAGTATTCGACAGGGAGAATCTTATAAGCTGTAACAAAGGGTATTGGTTTCCAATCCCCATCGAATACTCCTATTTCATAATACTCTATATCAGGTCTAGAGTTCCACAACTTCAGTTGTGTTTTTTTTACTTCATTTATGCCACTCGCTTTCCAAGTAGGATAAGTAGGTGTTTGCTCATGACTATGTACTGCGTAATTAAACAGTAACAAACATAATGCTATTGAGCTACGCATTCAGCTAATACTACTGATTTATATGCACCACCCGGAAACGCTCTGTTACCACCATATACAGCTACTGATGTTGACTGTATCCAAACACTACCTGCTACGCTTAGTGCGTACTGTCTTGTTGCCCCACCATTTGTAGTCGTTGATGCAGTCTGATAGCCACTCATGCCATCTGCACCTGTAGCCTTTACAGACACAGCACCAGTCCACGTTACATTGTCAGACAATGATGGACTTGAGCTAAAGCTAGTAGGGTATGACACCTGCGCATAATATGCATTGGCTAGGGTGGTATCAAAGCGAATTACAGGTACTTGACCATTACTAGCAGGGTCAGTTGTTAGCGTATAAGCGTTTGGGTTACCGTATTTGCCATCGACAGTTGTCGCTACTGTGCATCTCGATTCAACTGTACCATTTATATCTGCGGCTATAATTGGTGTTGCACTAAGTATGAAGCTAAGTGCGATTAATAGTTTTTTCATTTGTATTGCTCCTCTATCATCTCGTTCATTCTCGCATCCTGCGATAAGCTCCTTAATGCTCTCCTATTATCCACTATAGTACCACCTTGTAAAGCTACAGCATCAGGGTAGTAATTGTCAGGTATCGTAGACACATAGTAGTTTGTTAAATTAGTTACATTGTTCAATTGTTGTAGTATGACTGACTGAGCTATCTCATTAGCAATAGTCAACGCATTTTCAACATCAGCTAACATAAACTCTAATGACTCTTCCTCCTCTTCTTCCTCTTCTTCTTTTTCAGCTTGTTCATTATCTAACAATTTTCTGTCTGTTTCAGCCTGTGCAATAGCAACTGACTCATCTTGCAAAGCATCGTAATCAGGTATTTCAGGTAATGGTGGTGGTTTAGGTTTTTTATATCCCGGACAGTTTGGGTCACTTTGTGGGTCGAAGCAAGGGTCAAATCTGTATATGTATCTAACATCTGCATTTTCTATACTGCCTGTACCTTCTTGTTTTAATCTACCATCACCAAAAACAGCAAGTGGAGTATATGGCAAAGCAATAGTTCTTCTTACTTCAGTTCCACCTTCACGCTGTGACCAGTCTTGTACATCCTGAAATACATACCCACCACCTACTTTATCGTTCTCAAGTGTAACAATGTAATCATCTTCTTTAGCTTTAATAGGTGTGTATTTGTAAGTTACTCCTGATATATCCATTCCACCAATACCATCAGCTCCTAAGTACGTAGGAGTCATTGACCATTGCAATCCATTAATAGCTACGTTAGGTGTATATCCAAAGCTGTAAGCTTGTATGCTAGAAGAATAAAAAAGCAGAAGCGATAGCACCCATAATCTTGATTGCATCATCTCTTTTCTCCTGTGCAGTTTTCTCGTGTTCACGAGTTGGTACTGGTATATCTTCAGTATGTACTTCCCATGCGGCTGTTGCTTCAGCACCTATTTTGCCCATATACGGACAGGGTGTACCCGCCATAGCCATCGCTCTATGGATTTCACCGGAAGGGTCTGCGCACAAGAGGCTTACTGCGGCAACCTTCATGCCAAAATCGTACAATGTTTTAGCGTTTTTAAGTCTTAGGCAATTTTGCTCAGTATATGTAGCACCAAGGCTTAATGAAAATATTTGAGTACCCATTGCACCACTAGAAGAAATTGTACAAAGGTCTGAGTTAGTGCCTCCTACGTTTGGAGATATAGCACTTGGTGGAGGTGAGTAAACTGTCGTTTCGTTTTCTGACTTTGTAGTTACGTTAGATGTTGTGTTTTGCGTTATTGAGCTTTCGTCTACTGCATAAACAGATACAGGAATAACTAAAATAATCCAAAACGCGGCTACTATGCCAAAAGCTATTGTGTTGTTAATACGTCTGTTCATAATTATTATCCAAAAAATGTACGAGTTTTAAACTCAGGTGGTAGTCCTAGAATTTTTCTTCTGTCGTGTTTTAAGTCTTTTTCGTATGGTCTATAAAATATAAAAACTTGCACACAAATTTCACTTAAGAATTTTTCTCTCCAATGTTCTAATTCACAACCCTTATAAACGCACATTTGTCCTTGTTTCAATGATACAGGTTCTCCTTCCATATAGATAGTCCATTCATCACCTCCGAGAAACAATGTAGCCGCTATCTCAGATTCTTGCCTATCTTTATGTTTTAATAACTCATCCCCATGCTTATAAATTCTTGCAAACGAGTATTGAGGAACAAGTTTCATGTCTACTATTTTTTCTACTGTAGGAAGCATATATTCTGATAATGTATCAAAAGCTATGTCACCATAAGCTGAGTATGTATTTGGAATTTGTGGGTCATCTTTATGCCAATAACCAACCATATGTGTTGGGTTGTTTGTAACATATTTACTCTCATATAAAATCTTTGCTACATCTCTTTTTTTTAAAAAATAATGGTATAAAAATTTAATTGTGTCTAGAGATACAGTTTTTTTTACAACCTCATAGCCTTTTGTATTAAAACTCATACAAACCTTTAATTAAACCAAGTAATAATAGAATAGCGTTCACCTTTTGTTACAGGCAAAATTTGATGAGGGTAAGTAAATGTAGAAGGAAACATCAAAGCATCGCCTTTGTCTAATCTGTATTGAATTTTTTTATTAAAAAAAGCAAACTCACCACCTTCGTAATTATCATTTATAGCAAAAGAACAACTTATTACTCTTGGTCTTTTATTATAACTATCTGTATGTTCTTTATAAAAACCACCAGTTTTATATCTTAATAATTCATACCCAGTATCTTGCTGAACGTCTACGTGATTAAATTTTTTGTTGTATTTTTCTATACATTGTGCGGCACAGTTCCATAATTTGTTATCTAGCTCAAGTCTTTTTTTATTATTTTGTATAACAAAAGGTTGTGATATTTCAATGGTACTACAATTTCTATCTTTGTGTACACGTCCATCAGCAACAACAGCATCTACCCATTCATTGGTATTTTTATATTCATCTAATACGTCATTGCATAAATTAATAGGTATAACATTTTTTACTTGTACTATATATTCTTGCATTTCATTAATCATTTAATGCAAAACTTGAGTTATAAGAAATAATAGTTTTACGTTTTTTACCATTAGGTATTGACCTGTGCAATAAATAAGATGGAAATGTAACAATATCACCTTCTTGTGCTTTTAATATAATAGGTTGTTGATTTATGTCGAGTAATTCTGTGACATACTTATTGTCAGGTAGTTCTAAATAATATACGTTAGTAAATTGTGTATTAGGATGTGTGTGCCATATGTGTTCAGCCATTTGTGTATATTGTTGAAACCATCCATTGTCAATTTCCCATGCTTGTAAATTAAGGTTTTGCGTTATTTGTGTAATATGTGATGACACTATATACTTATAAAAATATTGTAAATAATCGCCTCTTGTAGAATTCCAGTCTGAATGAATAGCAGTATTTAATGCTCCATGGCTTTCGTCTAGTTCACTATCTTTTGATTTTATAAATAAATCTATAGCATTTAACAATATTTCTTTATGTTCTTTATGGTCAGCAACATTGTAAATAAATATTGGAGATATAGTCTCTAATACTTGCATATTAATTTATTGGATTTAATGAATACCAACCAGTAGCAATATATTTTGTTTCTTTTAAAGGTGGATTGCCTCTGTGCGTATGTGTATAACCCGCAGGAAAGAACATCACGCTTCCTTGTTTTGGTTTGTATCTTTCTGACTGATAAATAAATTCAGTTTCTCCACCCTCATCTATGTCATTTAAATAAACAGTCCATGCCAATATTCTGTCTCTTACTTCATACGCTGATTTTTCAAAATGCCATACATGATAGCCTTGACTTGGTTTTGTTTCTTGTAATTTTAGTGTATAAGAAGCCATATTTGTACTTTCTAAAATCGGAAATTCTGTACAATATTTTCTTAACGGTTCATTTAATGAATCATAAAACTTTCGTATATATTCTTGCCCTCGTTCTATGGTTTGTAGAAATAATTGTTTGTCTTGTCTCCGATTGCCTGTCCAACTGTTAGAATGTGAATAGTCATACATGTTCTTTTTGAATATGTCTATCAGTTCTTCACAATGTTCAGGTGTAAAAACATCTTCATATACTCTAATAAAATTTTCGTTTTGCATATTTCTCCTTAATAAATGTTATGCTATGACGATTTGTTTTCAGTAAGTTTTAGATTTTGTGCGTTAGCAATTAATTGGTTAAATTCTTTTTGACCTTTAACCGTTTCATTTCTAAAGCTTTCAACTGCTGAACCAGTTTGTCTGTTAGTGTGAGACATTTCGATTTGTAGTGTAGGCATCCAACTTATAGCACACGACCAATCATCATGTGTTTCGCCTGTGTTTGGGTCTGTGCCTACTACTTTTGTGTACCACATACACCTGTAGATTTTTTTATCACGTATTTCTTCACACTCACTACCGAGTGGACACGTAAACTCTACTTCTAAATCTTTTCTACCTTTAGCCATCTGTCCTCCATAGATGTGATTTAAAGTTTATTTAGGGTGTGCGTCTTTAACTGCTTTTATTCCAGTTGCCCATGTACCTGTTGTATCTAATTTTCCTGCTACCATATCAGCGTACAATTGGTCTAATTGGTCACCAATAGAAGCATATTGTGTTGTTTCATCATATTGTCTTTTCCAACCATATGTAGCTTCTAGTGCAGTTTGGTCATTAGCCGCTTGTGTTGCGGCTGTTTCATTTGACGCTTTTAGTGTTGCATGGTCATTAGTTATTGTTGAATATGCATCGATACTAGATATTGCTTCATTTTCTGTACCATCGTTATATTCAATCCATCCTGCTGAACCATCCCATTGAACAGCATGTACGTTTGCAGGTAAAGACACTTCAGATAAATTCAATCCATGTCCATCTACAGCAACATACTTGTCATCTTTTATTATTGTTAATGTTGGCATATTATCTCCTATGCATCTTTACTACAAATTATAACATCAATATACTGTGGTGCGGCTATCGTATGCGTGTGTGAACCTGCCGAGCTTGTATCACCTGAACCACCACTTGAAATTGAACCTGATAAGCTGTGCGAGTGCGAACCACTTCCACCAGTCGAGCCTGTAGATGGATTATTACCAGAACCTCTACTTCCACCACCCGGACTACTTTGGTTTGCTGATGGATTATGAAATGGTTGGCTATGTGTGTGCGAAGGCATTTCACTTACACTTAGTGTGTGCGCACCTGCTGATAGGTTATGGTTGTGCGAGTGAGCCGCTCCTGCGTGTACGTGACCTGCGTGTGATGACGTTGTTTCACCTGCGGACATTGCCCAATCACCACCTGTTCCACCACCTGTTCCCGATACAACTCTTAAAGTCTTATCGTTTTGTGTCGTTAACTTTGTCCAACCTGTTGGTGCTGATGCTTGAAAAAACACCATTACTGAACCATCCGGAATGTAGTCTTCAGAAACTACTTCTGCCCAAGTCAAACCACCTGTATTGCCGGATTGTTTTTGTAAAAAATACCCATTAGTTCCTGCATTTGATACTTGCAATCTAGCCTCATCAATAGCCTCGTCTGCAATCATTGCCTGTGTTACGCTATCGTCTGTGGCTAAAGCATTAATCTGTGCCGCAGTTCTTGTTATTGCTGTACCACCTACTTTCCATTGTCCTTCTGTTAGATTTGGTTTTATTGCTGTAGTACCATCTAACAAATCATCAATAGAATCTAGGTTAGCGTTAAGTTTTGTTCCCCAAGTATCAGCAGAAGCTCCAACTTCAGGCTTTGTCAAAGAGAACGTAGTAGTAGTTGTATCTGCCATAAAGGTCTCCTAAAAAGTTCCTTGCCATACTCGGAATTTGTCAAACTCACCACTAAGAATGTTTTTTCTGACAACTTCTTTTCTCGCTTCAATATCGTTCCAATTAACTCCTGCATCCTTGCACCATTGAGCCATGATGTGTAAAGGTATAGAGCCTACAAGACGATTTTCACCAGTCATACCCACCTTAGCCTTTCTTAAATCATCTGCTCTGTCTAGGCTTGGTGCGTTATCAAATGTACGTGCAATCTCAATTTTATCTTCTTTTTGATTGTATTGTACTTGTTCTTTTACTTTCATATCTCTCCAATTAAAGGTGTGGGAAGCTTAACTCAGACTCCCCACAAGGGTGTGGGGAGATTAAGGAGGACTCCCCACAACTCATATTCTACCTCATTATGAAGTAGTACAGTCAGCAACTAAACCTGAAGCCTTCTCATTTTTCGAGATTAGCGTTAGTTCAGTCAATACTTGACGTTTAGTTGAGTCACCAGTTTTAGCTAACTCAGAGTTCTTAGTTGGTCTAAGAACACCACATGCCCACATATCAGACTGCATAATCCAAACGTCTCTGCTACGATTCTCACGTGAAGGTACGAAGTCTACTGTACCCCAAGGAGTAACGTAAACATCAACTGCATTTACAACAGCATTAGTACCACCAACAGCCGCACCAATTGTAGAACGTTGGTTATTCATACCAGTAAATCCTAGTGCCTTGTTCATTTGGAACGCACTTAGATATACAGTATCAGGCTTACCACCTTCTTCCCAAATAGACTGCATAACAGTATCGAAGTCTGCTTGAGCGAAAACAGTTTGTGTACCATCTGTACGTGCTGTTGCACCCGGTGTTGAACCTGTAGGCTCTGCACCGTTTGTACCAACATTAGCTGTATTAGTTGTAACGTAAGCACCACAACCTGCTAACTCACGTGCTGTAGTAGCATTACCTGCGACATAAGCGTTGTTATCAAACAATGCCTTTTCAATGTCGAGCTTCTGCTCTTTAGCAATCTTCAACACTTGGTATGCCATCTCAGCCGCACGACCTGCTTTATCAAGTCCTTCGTCTGTGTCAGGAATAACAACAGCGTTTTTAAAGATTTGTGTGTAATTACCCAAACGAGTAGTGGCAGTTCTTGCCTCTGCTGTTGTGTCATCACCTTCAATATGAGCATTGGCGGCTGATGAACGTAGTGCATCTGTCTGCCACTCATGGTAAGTGTTACTTGCTTTTACTTTTTTAAGCGATGAATAGAAAGGAGTTTCTTCAGGAGAGATGTCGTAAATAACGTTCTCTAAGTCCTCACGAATACCTTTTGCATCATAGCTGTCGAAAGTATTACTTGGCTGTGCCATAATATTTCTCCATTAACTATTTAAAATTAAGCCAAGAGCATCATCAATGCTACCTGACTCCCTAAGTTTTGCCTTTTGGCGCGAACGTACTTTAGCATTTGGAGTTGCCATTTTCTTAGCACCCGGTTTTACTACAGGTTTCGCAGACTTAGTTTTAACTTTAGCCTTTGATTTGCCTGAAATAATATCCTGATACTTCATAGCATCGTGCAATACCTTTATGGCTCGATAGTCGGATATTTGAGAAATTTCCTCAGTCGTATAACCGTACTGAGATTTCCCGGTAGCAACTAACTGCTCCCTTAATTTACTGGCTTTTGTAGAGTCAGCAAACTCAGGAATTTCTTTTTGTAAAATTTGCATCTGTTCTTGCAGATAAGCTTGTTTAGCGT